AACCCCTGTTGCATGATATCATGGACATGATTAACTTCGTGGACAAGATAAACAAGCAGGTGGAGTTCATCTACCAAAACGCCGGTAAACCTATCCGACGTCATGGGCCTGTGGCCGTAATGGATAGATCCGAGGTTGTGTGGAACAAAGATGCCAGCAACAGCACTACAACGCTGTATGCAGGTCTCTCTACAACACTCAACGGACGGATGTATCCAAGCAAACCAGGCGCGAGTGCCAGTAACGTTACTCTGCTTTATAAGCAAAGTATTATGTTCTCTGGTGCCTTTCGCTTCTGGTTTAATGGTAAACCCCCTGACTATGACACGCTTGCCGCGAGGCTTGCGGGTCTCGAGGTTACACCTCGAGTAGTCTGGGAGTTGCTTCCCTGGTCTTGGTTGTTTGACTGGTTTGCGAACTTCGATGACATGATTTCGAATCTTGTTACCGAGGTCGCGGACGGCCAAGCCTCCGAGTACGCTTATATTACCTCTAAGACTAGGAGGTCATATAAGTTTTCAGGGACCGATGGGTATCTCAATGCTAGCATCACGAAGACGTTTGAGTCGACGTGTCGCATGTATTGTCACCCGTTCGGTACTGGGACGAATCCTACTAACCTGACTAATAGTCAGCTTAGCATTCTGATAGCTCTTGGTATCTCGAGATACAAGAATTAACCCCTATCAGGCTGCCGCATCGTCGTGAGACGATTCAACAAACCTAACAGGAGCCTACAATGGCCTTTTCAGACCCTATCTCCGTTACAGTCAATGCTGTTGCGAAGTCCCTTCCTAGGAGCTTCACACCAGCTGGCTCGCCGGCCCTCTTCAAGACCTCTGACGACGAATTTCGTATCGAAATGAGTCATCAAGAAGTCAAGGGCCGCCGGGAGCGTCACTTCATCCGCCTAACTCAGCGGAAGATTGGCGCCGACCCGCTCGTGCCGGCCAACAACTTGGAAAGTAAGGCATCAGTTTACCTGGTGCTCGACAATCCGTTGACCGGCTTCTCCGATACCGAGCTTGGCTACATTGTTCAGGCTCTCGCAGATTTCTGCGGGAACGCCACGAACAAGACCAAGTTCGTTGGAGGCGAGGCTTAGCAACTGACTGACAGAGGTGTCTAAACGGGATTGAAATCGCTGTTGTACAGTAATCTTTACCCTTGTGAGGAAAGATGAAAAGTACTGCAGAGCTTCTAATCCTAAAGGCTATCCTATCAGATGTAGGGATAGCAACCGGCACCTCCATCGACCGTGATTGGCTAACAATCCAATCACGTTTCGAACACGAAGGACAGTCGTTCATCACGATTACCCTTCCTTCCTTTGCAAAAGACTTCGAAAGATGTCTCGAGCAAGGTTACGCGGATTCACAGCTCTTCCGTAGCTTTTCGAAGCTTCGGACTAGCCCATCAATCCCGAGATTCCTCTCAGGTATGATGACCCGTGTGTTCGAAAGTTGTGGTGCTCTTCGCAAGTCACCCTGTCTCGCGTCTATTGATGGTATTAGGCAGATTTGCCTTGCCTTCAACAAGCTAAAGATGGAGTGTAATGATGCCCGTAAAGCGCAAGCGATACGTAACTTCATTTCTTGCGAAATTGACGTTCGGTCGTTTCGTCCTGATCTGTGGTCTCATCTCGATCTTTTTGATCGAGTTGTACGCCTCGCTTTCGGATCGATGCTTCACTCGTTGGAGTCTCAACTTCAACGAACGGAACTCATCCCAAAGCACGGACCAGGGGCTGTCTTCGAACGACTCACTACCGAAGATAAGTATCGACGGAAAGTGTGGAGCCGAAGACTAGACCGAAGTTTTCCTCCTGTGGACTTTCTCTACACTAGTGCAGAGGATTTTCTACAGTCGGAAGACGGAAGAGCTCTATCATACTCCGAAGACACTGATCACGTTCGTGTGATCTTTGTCCCAAAGACGATGAAGACTCCTCGCGTCATTGCCATTGAACCGACGTATAATCAATATTGCCAACAGGCGATTGCTCGCCCTATGATGGCAGGAATTGAGTCGGATAAACTGCTTGGACAGGCGATTCATTTCACCGATTCAAGCTTCAATGGCAGAGCTGCTCTCGAATCGAGCTTAACACGTACGCATGCAACTCTCGATATGAGCGAAGCAAGCGACCGTGTTTCGGCTCGTCTTGCGTATCGCTTCGTCAG